GACCGTTCGAAGCTAGACTGTCGTCATGCCAACCATAATATTCGCCTGGAACCGTTTTTTGAATCTGATACCCACTGTCCTTACATTCACCTTGGAAGAAACGGTATATACTATTCCCATACCCAACTTTAGTCATATGCGCCCCATATTCTTCAAGTCCCTTTAACAATTGTTTATGTAAATATTCATCGATATCTTTCCAATCGTCATATCTAGATAAATACAGATCTGTACTATGTTTTGAGCTCATAACTTTTGGTATGATTTTATCGGATGCTGTTGTTATACCCGATTGCACTCTATCATCTTTTTCAAAGCGTTTAATCATATCCTCGCACACCTCTAGAGAAAGATTATTAGGTATTTCAAGAATAAAATCCATTTATAAAAACTATAAACTATTCTTTATACTCATCAACTGCCTGGTCACCATAGAGATCCTCCAAAGTTTCAATCATTTGCTGTACATCCTTTAGGGCCGACTTTGTTGAACGAAGATTCCAACCAGCCAGCATCTTCAACTTTTCATTTACTTTTTCATACTTGTCAAGCTTCCTCTCAAGCTCTTGAATTTTTGAAATTTGACCACAATCCGCTCGGGGCATCTGTGGGTTCATCGCGTGTTGCCTCCAATGCCTATGAGGTTTGTGCCTAGGCGCAGCCTCTGGCTTCTTCTCAACCGAATTATAGACACGAATGGGTGTAGCGGAGATAGCAAACATCCTGTGTATAATGAGGGTTTTAACTTTAATTGTATTTAACGAGGTCTGAGGGTTCCCATTCTTTGGGCAGTTCTACCTGCTGCAATTGTTTTACCGATGTTGTTTGCCTCTCGTATAATTTGATTAGCTGTTTTTGTTTTGCTGTCATAATTTCCGACGAGACCTTTTATCACGAAGCTGGGGAGATTCTTCTTCTTAAGATTTCGAAGCAAGTTGTTACGAACTGTATTTACTCTCTTCGCATTGGGTTGACTGACATTGTTATTTCTTACACGCTTAACACCACGTTGGTTTTTGCTTTCATTAATCTTCGGCTTTTTAGCATTTGGTTGTGAGTTTCCAGAGCTGTTAAGGTTGTTGTTTTTGTTACCCACAATAGAGTTCCTTGAACCAACACCACTTTGTGCGTTGGGACCTCTCGTGGGTGGTGGTTTGTTATTCTTATTGTTATTGTTATTGTTTGGTGTCTTCCTTTTTACTCCTCTATTATTTTCATTAACCACTCGTATTCGGGTTCCACCGAGGCGACCTCTATTAGAACCAGCAACACTCACACCGTTGTTCACTGGTTTCTTGTTGTTCACTGGTTTCTTACTGCCACCAAAAATCCTTCCAAAAATTCCCCGATTGTTTTTGTTATTCGTGTTGCCACCACCTTCTGTGCGGTTACTTCCAGATGAAACTTCTTGGTTTGTAATTCCAGTTCCTTCTGCTACAGGGGTTAAACGGTTCCGCGAAGGTCTATTTAGAGGGGAAGGTGCAATGTTACTTCCAATATTTGATTCGGCTACTACCGGTACATTTTGTCTCCTAACATTATTACTAGTTTGTATCAATTTATCAACACCAAACATATATACTTCATTAGCTTGTTTGTAAGACATGTCAATAAATAATTTTGGTTCTTGACCAAGTATATTTTTAAAAATAAAACATGTCATACCAGACATAATTCCGTCTAAAGTTCCTATAACCATAGTATGTCCAACAGGTCCCGCTCCATTATTAGACGCGGCAACTAAAATTTGCATAAAATCACCTAAAAATTTGGATAACTTATCTGTATCAGTTACAGATTTTACTGCCTGTCCAGCCGTAATACCGTGTGGTATTTTTATATTATTTATATTTCTATTTCCTCTACCAAAGCTTAAGTTAAATGTACCCCCCGTACCAGAAGTCAACGTGAGACGAGTATTCCCAACTTGAAACACGCAGTCTTTTACATTGTATAATTGAGTAGATTTTAGTTTGTTCTCCTCTTGCATAAGTTTAGCAAATTCTTCACTCACACCTTTACTAGGCATAAGTCTACCCGGATCAACGCGATTTGCAAGTGTTATAATAGGCTTCAAGAAATATCTACTAATCGTTCCCCTGTTTCTACTGTTAAAACTGTATTTCGCGTTATCAATAAGTTTGGATATGGTTTTTTTCTCACTTTCCGAATCTATGCTAACATAAATAGGTTTTTTCTCACGATTTACAGCTAAAGTAGCCAATTTTACTACTTCTGCAGTTTTTACAAGAGGTGCTTTAACATCAAAAAGATCAGGTAAATTAGTTTTAACTTTATTTTCAAACTGATAACCCGGCCATAAACCCGTTAACTTTATTCTTTTTTCCTTCTTTACTTTAACTTTTCCCACTTGAATAACACCAATATTTAACATCCGATTCATAAGTACAGTATTATTCTCCAGTTTTGGATTTTCACCCAAAAAGGTTCTAAGTACACTACTTTGCAAAAAGGATTCAAAGTTCATACCATCGGCACCCAATGTTCCATCGTGGCTCATATCCAACCACATAAGAAGACAAAAGTTTATTTTATTATCAATATTGCTAAGATTTATAGTTAATTTATTTGCATTGGTCTCTCCACCTTGTCTAATATTTTTATTTAGGACAGTATATTGTTTTTCTATAGATTTTCTTAGTTCCTCCTCGTTCAACTTAACGCGTGCAAAAAAAGTTGAAGACGCGTCTCTATATATAGAGTAAAGCATATTGTAGGCTTTTTCATTTTTACCAACAGACAATTCATCAAGTATTGCAAATACTTTAGCCTGTGCAGCTGCCTTAGGTAACGTCTTTGGTTTGTTTGGTTCAGTAGTCCGTTTCCTTTTGGGCCGCGCCGCAGCTCTCGCGGCTGCCGCCTCCATATTTCTAGCCTGATTATTATTAAATCTCGTAGGAGCCTTCCTTTCTCTCTGAGGACGAGTACTCATGTCTACTATTCCGTGAGAAATATTTTGATAATTAAAGACTTAAAGTATATCATATACAATGACCACCCGAGTGGCTATAATTACAGGTGCCACAGGTCAAGATGGATCATATCTATGTGAACTCCTCTTGGAGAAGGGGTACACTGTGAAATGTCTTATCAGACGCTCATCCCACCAAATTGAAAATGGCAATTTGCGACCATTTTTAGATTCTATAGAAATATATGAAGGTGACGTACTGGATCAACCGGTTGTTCACAAGATGATCCATGATTGTGAAAAGTATGACCGTGTTGAGATCTATAATCTCGCCGCTCAAAGTCATGTACACACATCCTTCAAGTGTCCGAGTTACACATTTGAGGCCAATACATTTGGAATCCTAAACATACTGGAGAGTGTGAGACAGAGTCGTGATTATACCAAATATCGCATCTACCAAGCTTCGTCTTCTGAGATGTTCGGTAAAGTTAGGGAATCACCACAGAATGAAGAGACACCATTCCACCCACGATCAGTCTATGGTGTCTCTAAAGTTGCAGCACATTGGCTTGTGAAGAATTACAGAGAATCTTACGGGCTTTATGCATGCTCAGGTATTCTCTTCAACCATGAGTCACCGCGAAGAGGTTCCGACTTTGTCACCAAGAAGATTACGGAGGGTGTGAAACATATTGTGAATGGTGACAAAGAGTTTATTGAACTCGGTAATCTAAATGCAGCTAGGGATTGGGGTCACGCAAAGGATTATGTTGAAGCTATGTGGCTCACACTCCAACAAGAAGAAGCTGATGAGTACGTAGTAGCCACAGGTGAAACCCACACAGTCAGAGAGTTTGTTGAGATGTGCTTCAAAACTCTTGATAAGATTGTAACTTGGGAAGGTGAGGGTGAAAATGAAGTTGGTCTCGTTGACGGTAAAATTGTCATCAAAGTATCTCCAAAGTTCTATCGTCCATGCGAAGTTGATGCAGTCATCGGCAACGCATCGAAGATTAAGACAATTGGCTGGATTCAGAAAAATACAATTCATGATTTAATCAGAGACATGATGAGTTCTTGAGCCTTCTCATAGTCAACCTCCCACCATGTACCATAAAACACTTTCTTCAAAAATTGAGGAACTTCTGAATAATTAATTGGAACTTCCTTTGAAGGGAGTGCGATCCATGACGGATCTTTGATATGTACAAAAACACCCTGGTCATGGGCAATTACTGGTTTATTAAAGTATTGAGCTTCCAACATGGGAAGACCCACACCTTCACCCCTCGTGAAAGAAACCATATAATCACAAATGTTGTATAGACCCGCGAGTTCATCTAGACTAATCTTCTCCGTAACATATTTGATGTTGGGGGACTCCACAAGATTCTCTCTATTATTCACTTTCATAATCAAGAGATGTTTTGTTCCTTCAAGGACCTTCGCAAAAGTATTCACCAAGTTTATGGTATTTTTACGAACGTCATTTGTACCAACATACAGGAATACAATCTTATCTGGGTTCCTCTTCTTGGGAATGACCGGGGGTTTCTTTGTCACGAGTGGAGACGTGTACCAGTTGACAGCTTCACAGTTAACACCATGTTTGACCAGAATATCTTTGAGATAATCAAAAGGTACGATGACCTTTTCAAAGACTTTCATCTTCTCTATGATGTCTGGATGAACATCGGATGTTTCAAACATTGTGTAGAGTTGCACCCTACTTTCGGGAACTTGTTGAATCCATTGAGGCCACATGGGGTAAGTCTCAATGAGTTCAGAAATTGTACACAGATCGGGTGTGTCATCATCTGGTTGATCAAGGTGCTGCTTCAAAAAGAAGCGTCCATAGATCTTTCCAAACTTCATCTGATAAGTAATATTTTTTAGTTTTTATATTCATTTCAATCAAAGCTCACAGAGCAGTCAATTTCGTTACACTTCTCGCGGCCAACTAGGTCGTAGACCCAATCACCATCAACAATCTCATCTTCAATAAGTTTATCCTTGAGTTCCTCAAGCTTGTCACGATTTTCCTTAATAATATCCACAGTCTCCCTGTAACAATTGTCAACAAGGCTATTAATCTCAAGATCAACGAGTTTAGAAGCCTCGCTAGACATGTTACGATAGTCAAACTTGTACTTACTGAATCCATATGTGGTAAGCATCTCTCGGGCAATCATGTACACCTGTGAATAGTCACCCGAAGCACCTGTGGTGACTCGGTCTTTACCATAGATGATCTCTTCGGCTGCACGACCACCTAGAGCTACCTTAATTTGGGAAACAAGATACTCCTTTGTATACATAGCCGATTCAGCATTCTCCTCCGATGGCTGGAAGAAGGTGACACCACCTGCACCACCACGTGGAATGATTGAAACCTTTCGGACTGTATCATAATCTGGAAGAATAGCACCCACAATGGCATGGCCAGCCTCGTGATAGGCTACAAGTTCTTTCTTCTTCTGGGAAAACTTTGTATCACCTTTTGCACCCACAATGATACGCTGATAGACATCCTCCATGATATCAGTAGTAATTGTGCCGTCACCGTCGCGGACAGCGCGGATAGCACACTCGTTGAGTAGGTTTGCCAGATCTGCACCAGAAAATCCCGTAGTCTGCTTTGCAACGCTATCAAGATTAACATCATCTGCGAGTTTCTTATCACGTGCATGCACTCCCAAAATCTTCTTACGACCTCGGACACTAGGGAGACCAACTTGAATCTTACGATCAAAACGACCTGGACGAAGTAGTGCCTCATCAAGGATATCAATTCGGTTAGTAGCGGCAATAACAACGATACCAGTTTCATTGTCAAATCCGTCCATCTCAGTGAGGAGCTGATTAATGGTCTGTTCCCGTTCATCGTTAGACGGCATGCCGCCCGCACCGCGTTGTTTACCAACGGCATCAATTTCATCAATGAAGACAATGCAAGGTTGGTTTTCGCGAGCAACCTCAAAGAGGTCTCGTACACGTTTAGCTCCGACACCAACGAACATCTCGATAAAGTTTGCTGCAGAACATTGGATGAACGGAACATTAGATTCACCCGCGATAGCACGAGCAAGAAGAGTCTTACCTGTACCAGGCTTACCAGCAAGAAGAGCTCCACGGGGGATCCTGGCCCCGCTGCCAAAATAACGCTCCGGTTGTTTAAGAAAATCTACAATCTCCTCAAGCTCATCCTTGGCAGCATCAATACCCTCAACGTCACTGAAACGAGTTTCAATATCCTCTTCAGCTTTGAACTCTTTGTTCTTTAGAAAAGGATTTCCCATTGGCCCGGAACCTCCACCTCCACCAGAAAACATAGCACGAAACAAGAAAAAGACAAAAGAAAGTAGAAAAAATGTAGACATGTAATCAAGCAAAGACATGGGAGCTGTCATATCAATCATAACATTTGCATCACTCTCTGTGAGAGTTTGCCAAAGTTGTTCAGTCTGGACAATTCGGGTCTCACCATAGTTACCCTCATCATCGTCATATATCGCGAGGTTTTGGTTAGGTTTAATCACAACTTGAGGAAGCTCATTATTCTTGAGTCCCTTTACAAAATCACTGTACGTTCTTGGATGATATACACGTTCTCGTTTTACCTGAGAAGAATCAACGGTGACAGATGGAGCCACAGGTAATTTAGCTGAGAGGCTGAACATCTTTTGTTATATACAGTTTAAAGTTTTAAATGACTTTTTACGTACATGACATCGCCACTCGTTGTTAAGTGTACACACAATGGAAAGTACAATGTATTCACAATCGCAGATGATGAGTACATTGGACCCGCTATACATAGAGGATTTGAATGGGATGGATGGATGCGACGAGATGTAGAACAACACTATAAGGAGGGTACAGACATCCTAGATATCGGGGCAAATATTGGATACAATGCACTCATGTTCTCTGACTATGGACCAGTGTATGCCTATGAACCTCTCTTCCACAAAATTGTGAAATTAAATGTTGAAAACAACTCTCTAAAAAATACAATTGAGGTGAAACCTTATGCACTCTCAGACAAACCACAGACTGTGCCAATGTATTACCCAAACTCTGTAAAGACAACTGGTTTGAGAAACTATGGTGGATCAAGTATGTACAAGAAGGAATGGTCTGACGAGAGTTCAAAGACGGACGTAGAGTGTCATAAATTGGATGATGTTTATACCGGTATTCCATCCGTCATAAAGATTGACGTTGAAGGACATGAACTTGAAGTTCTAAAGGGAGCTGAACAGATTATCAGAAAGTATAAACCCACAATTTTAATTGAAATTTTCGGTTTTGATAAGAGTGAAGTACCAAAGTTTATTGAATCTTTGGGGTATGGAAAACCTGAAGAGAGACCCGAACATGTTTATCTGTATTCATTCAACCAATAATCCAATGTCAAACCGGGTCGTGTAGGGTCAGATGAAGCATCCAACTCTGGATCTGGGAAGGGATTTGGTTCAATCTCCGATGAAGACACTAAGTCCTTTCTCACATATGTAACTTCAAACGCCCTAGGGAAGTTTGCGTCAATCCACGGTGAAAGAAGACAATTATTGGCGTGAATATGAACACATACAAACTTTTCATTTAAAATGTCAAATGTCCTTTTTATGACTTCGTCGTATAGAGTGACATCCCTAAAAATGTGAAACTCAATGATAAGTTGTGAAAAGTTTTCAAGGTATTTGAAATTGTCGTTAAACAAAAACCATTCAGCACCTTCCACATCAATTTGAGCAATCAACTTTTTAGAATCTGTGTGTCCATTCTTTGTGATATGATTGTCTATCGTATCAAGTGATCCTTTCTTTTCGGATGCAACACCTTCTTTAAAAAAATTGATATAGTCAGGCTTGTCTGTTATTCCGTCAATTGTGTGATCATACACATAAGATGGTGTTTCATACTTTTCGTAGAAAGACTTTTCGAATGTAATATTGTCATCCGAACCATAACTGTAAAGTGCATCATATGTATCATCTTCCAATTTACACACGACATAACCACCATCACCTCGTCTACCAATTCTAATTTTGGGAAGGTTTGTTCTGTGTGGAACGATTGACTTTTTCAAAAGTGAACATGTATCGATAAACTTTTTCTCGTAACGCGCTTGCTCTGCCTGCATTTACATTATATTACACTTATCCACTTTAAACTGTTTTGTACATATAGTGCATCTCATTAATCTTCTATTATGAACACAAAGTTCCGAGTATTTGCAAGTCATGCACATCTCTCTTATCTCTCCGTGAATACATATAGGACCACTATTACAGGATTTACATTGAACATACGTGACACCATGTGGACATCCACTAGATGGCATTGTTATTTATTGCACATTTTTTTTGAATAACCTATTACCGCACATGTTATTCTCTTACCAGCATGTCCAGTAGTTAAACTATCTTTGTGACCACCCAAACCCAAATCGTCCGGACTTTCATGAATCACGAGAGATCTTCCAATAACATTTGCTTTTGTACCTCTTAACTTGACGAGTGAATCAGTCATATTTATATTGGCGACACCTTTTGAATCAAAACGAATATTTCCAAGATCTCCTACATGCCTCTCCTTAGAGGTAGGTCCTCCGTGTTTCTTATTATATGGATTAAAATGACCACAAGCACCCATACATCCATCGGTAAGATCCCCTGCTTCGTGAATGTGAACTCCGTGAATACTATTTTTATACTTATTTGATTTAAGAGTTCCCTTAATTAACACCTTTGTACCTTTCTCTATAAACTCAATAACTCCATTAAGATGGGGATGATTAAAAAATGTTGTACCAATAATCATTTATATTTTACAATATTTTATATCTAGCAAACTGCATCTTTTCTACCATATAGTAAAGTTGATATGCTTCTACAATTCCTCTCTGCCTATATGGCTCGGGCATACACTCGGGAATGCCTTCGTCAGAATAATATGCAGTCTCACTGCGCCTCTCTTCAAAATGGGAAGGGTGATGGTCCCAAAGCCACATGAGATGCTTGGCACATGTGTGCACTTTTCCATATCTACGCGTGTATTCCAGAGTCAGGGCGATGCCAATCTTACACGCGTACATATAGTTTTTTAGACTTGAGGCCACCCACATAGTCATGGGGTGTTTGGGGTGTGCAG